GTCCAAAAAGGATTTCGCCGGCGAAGGAATCACCTTCGATAAAAATGGCACGCTCATCTCGAGTGCGACCGAAACTCTCGACGCACTGTTTCGTGTCATTGACAAGAAGTACGGTGGCATGACGGAGCGCATGGCGAAGAATACAAATTCGCAGATGGCAACCATCGTCGATTCGTTTGAACAACTAAAGGTCAAGGTCGGCGATATCTTCGGTGCTGGTTTGGCCCTTGTGACGCCACACATCACAAAAGGCCTTGAAGATATCACAAAGTTTTTCGACTCTGTCAAAACAAATGGATCGGCTGCACAGTTCATCCTGATTGGTATCGCCGCCTCACTCGCCGCCATCACTGCAATCCAGATTGTCAATGGCATTGTCACTCTAACCAAAGTCATGAAGGGCCTCGCAAACGGTCTTAAGTTAATCGCACTTGGTGAGGCTTTAGTCCAGGCGCTCGCTGGTCCCGCTGGTATCGCAAAGGTTCTCGCCGGCGTTGTAGCTGCTGGTGCAGCTGCCTATGGAATGAATGCGATTTTTGACACAATGGAGAAAAGTGGTGCAAGCAGTGGAGGCACTGGCGCACCTGCTGGACTGACGCCACCTACAACGACAGACATCGGCAAGAAGGCTGGAGAAGCTGCTGGTGCTGCAAAGTCGACCGAAGGCAAGGGCGGCGGACTCATCAACACGATGGTCGACATCGCGGCATATGCAGCCAGGATGCAAGCGGCATTCGTGGACATGGCGAAGTCAATGGAGGGTCACCTCTTCGAGATCGCGAAGAACACCGGCTCCACTCGAGATCTGCTTGACCTTCGGAAACAGACATTCGGTGGCGGACGCCTGGGCGCCATCGGTGTCACAGCTTCGGAACTCAATGCTGGAAACAATGCGACGAACCAGGGTGGCGTCGGCATCATTCCACAGACACTGATTCCTGCTTCGACCGACCTCGAGCGAGCGATGCGGAAGATGATGATACAGCAGGGTCGACAGAATCTCGTCACTGAGATGAGGAGAATCTAATGGCGACTAACTGGCCACTAAAAGTGGAAGTCGACTGTCCTGAGCCACGTCCTGACCTAGGACGTGTATGTGTTGGTGCTGACGGAACTTCGTGGGACCGCGCCAACAGCACAGGCTGGTTTGACAGTGTTACGAATACCGCCATGCCGGCGCCTCTCCCTGTCACTGAAGGATGGTCCAGCAACTACAGCGGACTCTATGCGCGTGTGCCACGAAGCGCCTACACGCTCGTCACAGGGTCTGTCTGGAAGCAGATGGAAATCAATGCGGCTGGCGATTATTACCTCACAGCGACGACGCTTGGAACAGCGAATGCGGAATACGTCAAGACTACTGCGTCGTACGTCGCAAATCAGGGCTGGTACATAAGCGCGTATGTCCCGAACTGGGTAGACAAATCATCACTGCCATTCCTTCGAGTTCAGTGGGGCTATGGATCCGCATCGACAGTCGAGCTCGTGTTCCGTGGTGATGGAAGTTGCATCGTTTACAAGGACGGCATTCAGAAGGGTGTCTATGACCAAAACGACACGAACAAGAATCCTGGTCGAAGCGTAACGACTGCGGCGTCTGTTGGTCAGCGTCAGGTCAGCCTGATGATCATCCCGCTCAAGCGTCGTGAGATGCTCGTGACATCGACCTTCGGTGCTAACTTCTGTCATACCTTCGAGGGGCTTAACGATGTCGAGGGAAACGTCATCCTGCCGTCTGGTTCATTCGCCTGGAAGGTGCCATACGGTAGACCGACGGTCCAGATTGCACCGGTCGCATACGAGACGACTGGCATCTTTTACTCCAAAAACATCACGCTCCGATATCCTCCTCCGATTGGTGCGACTTTCGTACCGCAGATCTGGGGCGATGTCGTTGGCACCTCAGCAGGAACTGTCACGACAGCGGTCGCTGTGACGGATGGCTTTAGTCCATACACGCCTGATGGTGTCATCGTCAATCTACGACTGAAGGTGACCATCACAACTCCGAGTCCTTACACGCAGACGTATGGTCTGTCGGCAGCGATGGCAAGCAGCACACCAGCGGCGACAACCACATACAATGGTCCAGTCGACATCACACAGTACATCGACAACCTCACTCTAAGTGTCGACGAGACATCACGCACTACCCTAAAGATGAGCGCCAGGCGTCAGAAGCTTCTTGATGCTGGCGTGGCACAGCCACAGATCACAGGTGACCGACCGATTCGCGTTGCGATATCTGACAGCGCTTCACCGACACCGGTCTACACGGACATCTTTCGAGGCACACTGGCGCCGCCACAGATTCAGTATGAGCAGGGTGATACTAGTCTAAAGTTCAGCACACTTCAGTTTGAAGGTATGGACCGCTCGCGTGACTTCGAGTTGTATTACTTCCAGGACGGAATCCTCTACGATGGGTACACCGCAGAGAACGCTATCGGTGACATGATGACCATGGCTGGATATCCTCCGGCCACTTACCTTCTATACAATGATGCTGTCGGTATCGAGATCTCACGCAGTCCAGACATCGCTCGCGGATACAGCAGCTTTGTGCCGCAACGCGGCGACACCGTCGCTTCGATGATCAATAAGCTGAAGACTGACTACGCTGCGACATTTATCACTGGATGGTCTCCAACCACGAGCGGCTACAAATACCAGTGGTCGAATCCGATTGACCTAAGCTCAGCGAGCGTGATGACTTTGTACCAAAGTGTTCCGGCAGCAGCTGCTGCTGGCGTCACTGCGGCGCTACAACAGAAGCGCGTGGTCCGGAAGATGTCCGCGCATTATGAATCTCCAGAGTGCAATCAGATCACCGTCATCGGCCAGGACCCGCGAACGGGTGACCTGATTTATTCTTATGATGCAGATGATGCATCACAGACTGCTGGCACTGCTCCAGCCTCAAGGCCCTACAACTGGAGGGGTCGACCTGTCCCCTATATCTTGTCCGACCCTAGTATCACATCCGGCGCTGTGGCGTATCAGGCTATGCTTGCACTCAAAGACCGACTGATGACAGGTCGAATCCTGGTCGAGTGGGAGAGTGACTTTCTTGTCCTGTCTGCGACGAATCGTCCTTTATGGGTGCGTGACGTGGTGACCATCATGCAGCCTGATGGCGTGACCATCAAGGGCGTGTATCGCATCATCGCCATTCCTACAATCGAGTTCGTGGTCGAAGCTGGCGTCCGGCAGTTCCGCCGCGCTGTCTATCGTGGCCTGTACCTGAATGATGGTGGCGAATAGTGCCCTACATCGATGGCACGCGTACATCGACGCTCACGATGAGCCATACGCAGAACGTCACGGAGCGCATCTGGAATCCATTCGCGACGCAACCTCTCGAGCCTGACTACGACACGCACTTCACCGACTTTCTGTTTGGTGGACATCTCGGATTCCTCGGCTCACTGGCGATTGTTTCAACAGTCAATGCACCTTCGCCTGGTGCAACATGGACATGGGAACTTCGTGCGAACCTGGCGGTCAATAATGGCCACGGAGGAACGAATAGCGGCTACGTCGTTCTCGCATCCGGAACAGAGACAGGCGCCACGACATACAAAGACGTGAGCGTCACATGTGCCGGCACGTTTTCCGCATCGGTCTCTACCGACAAACTTTGGGACATCACAGAGACTGCATACAGCTCAAGTGTGGCACCGACAGTGTTCCCTCCACAAACGGCTTATCGCTGGTATGAGATGACTACATCAGGCGCCACGGCTGCATGTAGTATCACCGCGAATGGCGGAAGCATATCGGTGTCCGCAGCTGCGTCATCTAGACGAACAGCAGACTACACCGCGATACTTTCGGCGAATGGATTCTCAAGCGGTGATGTCCGTCATGACTTCGCTGTTTCCCTGGTGAAGGTGAACGCGGTCGCTGTGCATGACATCACGCACGCTCACACCTTCCACGCACAAAGCGCCACCGAATGGTCCCTGTCTGTTCTTGGAACGACAGACGGCTTCGGTATTGTCTCAACAGCCAGCGCCACCATCAGCACGAGCTCGTGTCTCGACAGGAGTGTGGCTGTCATCGGTCGCACCAGGGCGTGGTCCGCATCGTATCCAGACTCGCTCACAGTGACCGTCACAGGCTTCGACGGTTCGTCCAGGGCGATAACTGGAACAGGGTCGATGTCAGGTTCTGATACCTTCGTCGACTATGCGACCACGACAGTCCTGACAGATCCGGACTATGGGTCGAACACTCTGACTACATCGCTCGATGATGTTCCTGCAAGCATCTCCTGTGCCATCACTGGCGCGTCACTTACAGCTGTCGGTGAGGCTAACACTGAGACGCGGTGCATGTTCCGAGGATTCCGGTTCAATGGCTGGAGTCTGGCATATGCCACGACACGAAGCATTGCCGGCACAGGTAACGACCGACTGTTTGCTCCCTGGGAAGGAATGTCCGGATACCGATATCTCGACATCCAGATCAAGGCGCAAAGCGGGACAGGCGTGGCTGGTACCTTCGTTCTCACTGACTACCATGGCAACACAAAAACGTGGAATGTCACAGCTGCGACGACGTCGTATCAGACAGTCACCATCGACCTGTGCAGTCCGGATGCATGGTCTGTGTCTGGTCTCCCGCTAACTGATGGCAAGGACAATCCCTATCCGCGTAAGAACACTGTTAGCAGTTCGTACGCTGGCTCAGAGAGCGTCGACTCGGCATATTGGGGTGTTACGTCATGCCAGCGTGTTCGCATCGCTACAGGGGCGATTGACCTCGGAACCACGACACTCAAGCAGGACACGACGAACGGCTTCACGAATAGTCACTATGTTCCATCCGGTCTCGGATACGAGAACGAGCGAATCACACCGGCCATTGTCGCCGAAGTCGACACGACTACGTATTACTATTCTCGCCGCTTCTGGCAGCAGAAGAACGACGGACGCGACGAAGAGGAGTCCGACTACCGATGGCAGAAGACTGTCGGTGGCTCGACTGGGGTCACGAGCTACAGTGTCACACCACTGACAATCGTTGACCTCGTGGGACAAATCAACACGTCCGATGACAGCATCGTTCGACATCCTGGCTGGACTGCAACGAACAGCGTGGCGTACCCGGGCAGTGGTACCTGTAGCGTGTCACAGCCGCCGCTGAGGGACTGTTTCCTCAATGGTGGAACTGGTATCAGTACATGGTTGTATGGCGGTGGAATCCTCGCAACACCGAACGCGACATCGGGAACCGACTTTGCGTATGGCTTCGAGATCGGTGTCGGCACAATCACAGCACAGACACTGTTCGACAGTATAAATGGCGATTTCATTCCTGATCTGTACGACCCGTTCGATGTCAATGGTGGAACCGACAGTGCGCTGTATCTGCCATTCGGCGCCATCCTTCGTGGTCCAGCGCATGGCATTGTCTTCGATACATCCGGGAACCCGGCAACATCCGGAACAGTGACGCTCCAGCTCTCGAGCGACTCTTCGTCGAGGGGCACAGACTCGACATTTGATGCGCTTGGAAATTACCAGACTGGGCTGCCATATGGCCTGGGCAAAGCGAATCACTCAATCCTGATCGGCGCCAACAGCGTCGGTGTCAATCCGATGTATAGCGCAAAGCGTCAACGTGCTGTGTTTGTCGAGGAAACTCTGTCTGGGAACTGCACGGCTGCGGACGTCAGCCCGGCGCAACAGGCGACGTACGGCGTCGTGACAGCTGGTGGCGGAGTCGACCTATATCACGCCAGGGCACACAACGGAACCAACTGGGAAAAGGTCAGCACGCCGATCACGAACGCGCAGTGTCTTAGCCTGGCGTATCAGAAGCACAGTGGAGCGATGACACTCATCATCATCGTCGATACAAAGACAGGCAACAACGTCGTGCGCTATACGACAGACGATGAAGGGAACACAGTCAGCGTGGCAACTACAATCGGATCAGGGTCACACGGGACCGTCTGCGTCTCGCCGAATGGCATGGAGTACATCTTCTTTAGGACGAGCGGAGCAAACATTCAGAGGGTCAAGCGTGACCCGATGGGTAACGTGATCACAGCTGCTTCTAACGTCGTAACAGGCAATGTGCAGTCTGATGAGATTGCGTGTTACTGGCGCCTCGGAATCATCTACATCATCTATAGTCACACATCGACAGGCATCACAATCGTGTCCAGCAGTGACGACGCGGAGACGTTCTCCTGACCTTTTTGGTGAAGTCAACAAAATGGTGAACTTGTAAGGTTTTCTTACAAGTTGAACCCACAAGGAATCCCTGTGAGTTGTAAAGGAATACTTTACAACTGACAAAAGGAAACACCTCGAGAGGGGTGCTCGAGGTGTTAGGACTAGGAACTAGAAACCGGTTGGACAATAGGAGTATACAACATGGAAGTACGACCAATAGCATCGCTCTCGACAGATCTGGCCATCGCAAATGTCGGCGTCCAGGAAGTCGGTGAGAATCGCGGCAAAGCAGTCGAAGCGTATCAGGCATCGTGCAAACCTCCGGTCCCTGCTGGTTCCCCCTGGTGCGCGGCACACGTTCGGTTCCGTCACAAGCAAGCAGCCACGCAGCTCGGCATCGTGTACGACGAGACTTTTCCTCGTTCTGCATATTGTCCCGATTGGTCCCGATGGTTCAAGGCAAACGGGCTGTGGCTGCCGGTCCAGCACATTCGAGACGCCACCACGACGAAGCGTCCACGGCGTGGAGACCTGGCGCTTTTCTACTTCTCCGCTCTCTCCCGTATCGCGCACATCGGAATCGTCACGAAGGTCGAGGAGTGGGGTGTCTACACGGTCGAAGGCAACACCTCACCGGAACCAAGCGACGAGCTCTCCGTCGAGCGTGATGGCGATGGGCTGTATGCCAAAAAGAGGAACTGGAGCGAGTTCGGTAAGTTCGGCGGCTTCGGCTTCGTGAACTTCTGATCTGACAAACCAAAAGACCACCTGTCTCATGGGCTTCGTCCGGATATCCGGGGCCATGCGACAAGTGGTCTCCTGTTTGGTTGGTTGTTCAGTTCACCGCTGTGGGAGCAACGGCGACATCAATATACATTTAGCGCCAGACATGCACCACTTTTTGATCATGCGCTGGATTCTCTTCGATGCGATAAGACACTACGCCATCGAGCGCGGGGTGAATGTAAATCAGTGCACCGTCCTGGTGTAGGCGCTCGAGGATCTCGTGCTCGCTCGCTTTGAGCAACCACAGAAGTCCTTCAGGCTTCTCCGCTACGCGAACGGGTCCAGCGGTGATGTCTTTATTGTCCGATTGTTTTCGAGCCATATTCGTTTTTCCCTTATCTTTTCATGATGTTCAAAGTGACATGATCTACAGGCTGTCACCAGATCATCCATGTCCTCTGCGCCGGAGCGATCGTATGTATTATGGTGACACTCAAGAAACTCAGTCGAACCGCATACTACACAACTGTGTCCATCACGCTCGAACACAGCTGCACGAAGTTTCTTCCATCGTGCTGTGTCCATGTATCGCCGACGATATTCACGTATCGCGTAATATCGTTTTTCCTTGTAAACCTCGTATAGTCGATTGTATTCAGCATTAAATTGCACCTTTTGTAAACGACGTTCGTTCGATGGATTGTCATAAATAGCATCGCATAAAACGTGATCATTAGGTGGCACTACGCCAGCAAGCGTTTTCAGTGCATCGACTTTCTTTAGTGGTTTGACCAGATTTCCACAAAACGTACATCGAAGACGATAATGGTCGCGTCCAATGGCGTCAGTGATTTTCGTGATTACAGTAGACTCGTGTAAGCATGGGTCGAGTTGTCGATACTTCGGTTTGTTTTCATCGTCCCACGCCTGCATGTAAACAGCCTCAGTCGGAAGGTCTGCATGTGGCATGAGGTCGCCGAACTTCATGACAGCGCCTCCATGATGATCGGCAGATGTTCCAGCATGATGTTCTGGATGCTTTGTGCGATATCTCGATGCTCGAGCTGCGTGTCCTGACGTGTCCGCAGCTGCACATAATGGATCCACGAACGGATGGTCCCTGACATGTACATCGTGGTCGGAGTGCACAGCGGTAGGACCATGCGAGCAGTCTCCGCAGACATGCCATGCGCGAGCAAATCGCGATACACGTCGGTCGCAAACTCGATTGATGAACCGACCAAATACAGCGCGTCCTGCTGCTCTTTGGTCAGTTCTTCTATCTTCGGTAGTGGGAGGCTTGATTGGCGATTGTGAGCGCCAGCGAGGCGCATCTCTGGGACCTCGATGTCCTCGACCACGGTGGCGTATCGTTGGGAAAACTCCTGGAAGGAGAACGACCGATGTCGGAGCAGCTGCGCGGCGATTGCTCTTGTGGTCTTGACCTCGATGCACATGCTGGCCATTTCAAATATTGACCAGTGTCCGTGACCGACGCAGTATCTCAATAACCTCGTGACGTCAGGATTGTCCTGGTTTGCTGGGTTCGAGACCCTGGCGCAATACCCGATAACCTTTTCGGCATCGGGCGTTATCCATACAAGTTTAGTGCTCATCAGTTAAGTCCATACTTTCCTATTGCCCAGTCAGGCCGTGCGAGTTCAGTCTCAATGTGATTCGTGCGCTCCCATTGCGTCATTGATTCAATGTGCTTCCGAGCATTCCATGTCCATGATGGCAAAACTACTCGCTTTTTGAACTCGTCCTGGTATTCGTAATTTATGCGGATGTTTGGTTCCAGCCATCGATAAGCAGACGATATCAATCCGGATTCCATCATGGTGATGACCTGATCGCCGGTGTACATACGTGGACTTTGCGGTGGAATATCTTCGTCGTGCAGCTGCTCCACGAATCGTTTGAGTGCAAACGCATCCTCATGCAGTTCGAGCAGACTGCATGTCGTTACTGTATTGTCCATCCAGTCAATCTGAAATAGACCTTTGAGATTGAATAGGTGTGTCAGCCTATGCATGTAATTCTTGTAACCACCGACAAAAATCTCTGATGGATGGATTTCAGTTTTTATGGACACTCCACCTTCAAACTCGATGTTCATTGTTTGGTATGGAATGTCATTGTAGACATGACTGCTTCTCGTGATGGTTGTAGTCTTATAACGTCGAATGTCATTGGCATCGTAGAACAGCTCCTTCCCGACACGCTTAAGCGCATCGAGAAGGGTGCCTTCTACATCCACCATGACACGGCCATTGCTTAGAGACCATTGCCAATCGTCAACATAAGGTCTCATGCGTTCGGGTCCTCTTCACCGATAATGAAGTGTGAACCATTATGATAGCCAGGTATCGGCTTCGGTGTTGGTGCGAGCTTCTTCAGCGTCGTCTGCTGTGGCGGTCCTGGCTTGATCTGTGGCCGTGCCTGTTGCTGTTGTGCAGCTCCATTGCCATCGTCATCCTCATCGGATGCCAGCGACAGGAGCGCGCTGAGACTGTAACGTCGACCATACGAGAGCGCGCTGCCGAATCCGTGGCTGGTCTGTTGCATCACAGGAACCTGCACGACACCAGCGATCCACTCACCGCTGGCATGTATCACACGGCTCTCGACCATGATGCTGGTCGAATGCTCACCGTCGATGGTGTCCAGCACCGACTGCACGACGAACAGACCATGTTTCGCCATCACTGGTCGAACGACCTCCATGATGGCATCCAGTGATGTGTACTTTGAGCGAAACGCTGGATTCGTGCTGTCCTTCACGATTGGCCTGATCTCAGCCTGTGCCTTGACCAGCGCTGGCGCGATGGCGCCTATTGTTTCCGACATTGTCATTTCAAACCCCCTATGTATAATCCTGCCCGACTGAGTGCATTTGTAAACGCGCCGGTCCAGTTGATGTTGCGTCTGTCGATGATGGCGCCTGACTGCGTATATGACCGCCAGATGCTGACATCATTGACGACTGGACTGATTGCCCGTGCGATGGCTGGCCATTCGTCCTGGCGTGTTTTGTACGCTTCGTGCAGACAGTCAAGGACATGTGCAAGCACTTCGTACTTTGTGGTGCGAATGGACCTAGCCCACTCGATCTGTTTCTCCGACCCAGTCATCACAATCGGATTCGGCTCGAGCAGTCTCTGTGTCAGCGACCATGCGCGTTCGATGGCGAGTTTGTTCTCGCACGCGGCGCAGATCTGAAGCGTCGACGTCATCATGGCCATTTTGTATTTAAGGTCACTCTGTGAATATCCGACCATGATGTGCGCGGTATGGCCGCACCTCCACGTCAAGTCAACCCGTTCCTGTGTCATCCTGTCCCCCTTTAGTTTCTTGCTTTGATGCAAACGTCGCCCATGCCGAAGATGATGACGTCATCCTCGATGCGAATATCATCGTCTTCACATTCTTCGATGGCGTCAATGGCTTCGTCGAGATCGATGTCATGCAGTCCTGAAGGGCTGCTAAGCTGAATCGTCAAACCCTGCTCGATGAACCACTTCACCGTTCCGATTGCTGATATCTTCATAATCCTGTCCTTCGTTGTGATGTCCAATCACACGAACATCCTAGCACGGGTTGACATAGCGTGTCAACTGTGTGTATAACGATGACATGATTTACGGACATACACAGGTGGATATCGCTGAGAAACTCGGCATCCACAAATCGGCAGTGTGCCGAATGCTCTCCGGCGCTCATGCTGTGAGACAGTCGACCGTCAAGCGAATCGCCGATGCAATCGGTCGCAGTGAATACGAAGTGCAGCTGTGGATCCTGTGCAAGCGTACAGGTCAGAATCTCCCCGAATAGACAGAATAGGACTAGAACAATGGACATCAAACTCTCATGCATCGAATGCAACCGCCCGAACGTCGTGCCTTATGGCCGTGGACATCGCATCTGTGGCATCTGTTCACAGCGTCAACTCAAGCGCGAGCGCCGCAAGCAGACACAGCGACGCATCCAGACACTCGGTGGCTTTGTGCTGGTCGTGATGTGCGTGTGGACAGCGTGTGCAATGGCCAGCGACTGGAACACACCGAACAGTCCAGATCACCGTGCACATCAGGCGATGCAAGCTCGTGACTGAGGCCATTCGCACCTGGTCACAATACAGGGCCAGCAGACGCGCCGACCCGGATGCACTCCTCCTCGCTCAGGAGGAGTTTTTCTTAGGTCGTATGGTTCAAGGTGGCAGCGAGCGCGACAAACTTCGAGCTGTCGATGAGTTGTTGAGCCACAACATTCGGATGGTCTCAGCGATTGCCAAACGCTACAAGGGACGTGGCTGCGAACACGAGGACATGATGACCGATGGCATGATGGGCCTCCATTACGCTATCCAGCGCTATGACCCGACGAAGGGTCACCGCTTCTCGACGTACGCCACGAACTGGATTCGACAGGCTATTGGTCGCGGAGTGGAGAATCGTGGTCGTGAGATCCGACTACCGTCGCACGTCATTGCGAAGATCACTCACATCCGCATCTCGCGCCAGGCGTACGTCCTTAAGCACGGTGAAGCGCCATCGATGCCGGAACTCCTTGTGTGGATACAGTCGCGCCTCGATGAGTTTCCGAAGTACTTGCGACGACAGATCGAGACACTCGACGCGAAGTACCTGGGCGAGATCATGGCGAACGAAGCGCCGCAGATTCGTTCACTGGACGAAGTGAACATGTATGGCATGACGCTCGCTGACTTCACAGCATCCGAGGAACCGGCGCCGGACGATTCAATGAACCGCGAAGCACTCTACACGCAGCTGTACAAAGTCATGGAACACCTCACCGATCGCGAGCTCGCGTGCATCAAGTTGCGCTATGGCTTCGATGGACTCATCGATGGCCGCTCACTCGAGGACGTCGGACTGTTGGTCGGATACTCTCGCGAGCGCATCAGACAGATTCAGCATCGAGCATTGGAGAAACTCCGCGTATTACCGGAGGCTGAGATTCTCTTGGAGACATTGGAGGGCATGGACCTATGACAGAATCGGAACATCAAATCGCGTTTTTCAACTGGACCCGTGTGATGGGTGGACGACATCCGCGACTGGACACAATATTCGCTGTGCCGAATGGAGGATACCGAAGCAAGGCCACAGGTGGCCGCATGAAGTCCGAAGGCCTCAAGGCTGGCGTGTGGGACATCTTTGTCCCGGTCCAGATGGGACAGCACTGCGGCATGTGGATCGAGATGAAGGCCGGCAAGAACAAGTTAACACCAGGACAGATTGCATTCCGCGAGACTGTCGGTGATGCGTACCTGTGGACTGTCGCGTATTCCTGGGAGGAAGCAGTCGAGGCGACCTGTCAGTATCTAGGCATCGCGAGCGGAATAGGCTAGCAGATGCTCGTTCACTTCGTCAGCGAGTTCGACGCCATCGAGCTCATAGACGAGATACCAGATGGCCTTAAGTAAGTCATCGGACTTCTCTTCGTTAGGTTTAGAACCAGCGCGGAGGAGGTACTTCAAAGCATTCCCTCGAGCGAAGTCGAGACCATACATCTCGATGATCTCGATGGGCTGAATCGGTTGGTTACGGTAATGTGTTGGGACCTGTTTGGACATGCAGGATTGTAAGGGGTAAAAATGAATCGTGTATCACAGGCTGTGACATTTTTGTCATGGCTGTTTGAGCCGTACTCTGACGGCTTCGTCGAGATTCGATGTTTGAATCAAGGACGAAATCAGATGCGCTTCTACGAGCTTCCACGAACGGTCGATGAATGGACCGGAATCGGTGAAGCGTGCGTTCAATGGAGCGACGAAGGTAATGACGTTTATGTCGGAGTGCTTCCACGCTGGCGCAAGGGAGGAAGGGACAATGATGTCCATACTGCTGCTACTGTTTGGTGCGACATCGATGACCTTGATGGTCTGGATCAGACTGCAACGCTTGCTAAAGTTACAGTCGCGGTACGCTCGGGGCGAGGTCTCCACTGTTACAGGCGACTCAAAGTGGCTGGTATTGGGACTAAGCCGACAGAACAACGCGAGTTCGTGCAGCTGCTTGAACGATGGATGCTCACACTCAGCGCAGCCGCAGACATCAAGTGCAAGAACCCGAGTCGAATATTACGAATACCTGGAACCTTAAATTGGAAGGACCGAGAACTACCTCGGTTGGTGGAACTCGCAAAGTATCCGCCAGAAGCCTCCAGAATCGTCGAGGAGACACAGACCACGCATCCATGGGGCGATGATTGGTCACGGCTTCTTATTGCCGCCAAAGCAGGAGACCTGCCTAAGCGCGAGCGCGGCAACTGGAATCTGGGTCGCTACAAACACGGCGACTATCTGCTCTACTGTTTCAATCACACCGTGATCGGCATCGAACAGATGCGAATGATGGGCATGGTCGCACATGCCGAAGAGTGTCGTATATTGGTGAGCACTGCGCTGGACACGCAGTCATTCTCGGACTAGGACTAAAATGGAAGAACTTACACTCGACGATCTCCGCGCCATGGTGGCCGGAGACATGCAGACGCACGCTCGCGTCGTGGCAAATGGAGAACACCACTGGGACAGACTGTTCCAGGCACAACCTGCAAGTGGTGGACCATTCAATGGCAGGAACAATGCATTGGTCACACTGCTCGGATTCCTCCGTGCAAAGCGCTTCAGCATTGACCAGGCGAACATCTTCAGCATCTGGTGGTCTGACACCTATTGTGAACCTCCACTCGAGCCTGAGCTTATCCGTGAGACCACTGGCCGCTTCTGGGTCCAGTGGGCGCAGGGTAATGTTCCCGACGATCTGCCGGGCGGTGAGACCATCGCGCCATGGGAGGTCTGGGACTGGACCCGAATGGAAGTCGAAGAGGCTAAACTCGGAGCGCAGTCCTGGCTGATACCAAACGTGCTGTCGACTGGCGGACTGCATTATTTGTCTAGTCCTCCAGGCAGCGGGAAAACGTGGGTGATGTGCGATCTGATTCGTGCAGCTGTCTTCGGTGACAAGTGGCTGAACGAGTTCGACATCCCTCAGACCAAAGTGTTGTACATCGATGAGGAGATGGGCGTCCAGAAGGTCCTACAGCGGCTCAGGAAGCTCGGAATGCGCTCGGCTGAAGGAATGGGCTACCTCAACAGAGTCGGCGTCAGATTGGACAATATCCTTGATGTCGAACGAATCGTCAAACACTGTCAGGCGCAGGGCATTGGTCTAGTACTCATCGACTCGCTGGTGCGTGTTCATGGCCTGGACGAAAACGACAACAGCCAGATGAGGAGGTTGTACGACTCGTTCAAAAAGTTACTGGATGTCGGCATCACTGTTCTCATCGCTCACCACAATCGCAAGGGTGGCACCGATGGGACAGTCAAACACGAAGGTATGCGCGGCGCTGCCGAGATTGTCGCAGCTGCTGACATGGCCTACAGCGTCGAGAAACAGGCGAACGGGTTGTATCGCATGTATGTCACTAAAGGCCGTCTGATCAGTGACGAGGACGCGATAGACGTGACGTTTGAAATCAGGGACGAGGATGGTTTGACGAAGGTGCGAACACTCGACGCCGGCGCCAGGAGCGAAGTCATCACACAAGAGATCCGCTCAAAACTCATTGAGCTCATCAGTGATTCACCAGGCATCACACAGACTCGCCTGGTCGAGTTATGCGGTAGTCGAAAATCAGTCGTGGCTGCGACACTGGCGGACCTCGAAGCGAGTCGAATCGTGTCGTTTGAGAAGGGTCCAAAGAACTCAAAACAGTACAGTCCGACAGGGCTTCTTTAGGCCGTTTCTGTTGTTCCCGCTGTTGTTCCCGTGCTGTTCCCCCTTAAGTATTACAAAACGGGAACAACAGACAGAAAACCCCCCTTTGGAAACCCCCCCTGCGAGCATGTTAGAGGTTGCTCGCTTAGGGGTCTTAAGTCGAAACTGTTCCTGCGGGCCGGACGCTTACGCTGGCCCACTGGAACAGCATCGACGAATAGTTTGACAAGTGGTTTGATGTTTGGTAATGTCAACTTTGATGGTGCTGGTGGAAACACCTTCTGGATTGGTAACTGAGCCAGCACTGTCACAGAGTGGTCTTATGACCAAAGGAGTAAACAAGTTATGGGTTTCTTTTCAAATGCCACGTTCAACGATGGCGCATCGCAGTTTGAAGCAGCTGTCGCAGGATCTTATGTCTGCCGCCTCGCTTCCGTCGAGAGCGTCGACCGACCATCTTATGATGATCCGTCCGTGATGCTTCCAAATTACAAATTCACGTTCGAGACCACTGAGTATGGCGATAGCAACAGCAACGCATTCCGCTTTGTGAAGTTCACACGCCAGGGATACGGTTCCGATAAGGCTGCACTCACAATCCTGCTCGATGGCATGTTGGGCCGCCGCCTGACACAGCCAGAGTTTCACAACCTTGACATCGACGCACTCATGACGAAGGAGTGGATGGTCACTGTAGACGCGAAGATCAACACTCGTGGTTACAACACCAACGCCATCGTCAGCGTGTCTCCTGTGACAGCTAAGAAGAAGCTCACGAAGATCGCGCAGCCAACCATCAAAACCGATGACATCGAAGACCCCTTCGGTGAAGACGCCAGCGAGTAACCATCTCCGGTTGCCAACGACTCGCTGACGATACCAGGCACACTATCCGAACGGTGTGCCTGGTCTTTTACTTTGAAGGGGAATCAAATGTCAAAAGCGACAGCCACTGAGGAGAAGGCTGAACTCCTGGTGCGAATCAAGGAACTTCGAGCTGCTGGTAACAGCATCTCGCGCACCGCGCAGATCATGTGCATGACACGCGGCACAGTTCAGCGGTGGATCATGGAAGAACGTCCAGAACGAGAGGTCAAGAAAATGGACCCGTATGTTTCGATAGACGAAAAGACCGCGATAGTGGTCAAGTGGGCCGAACTCATCGCAAGCGGTGAGAGTCGTAGCAGTGCAGCTGCATCGGTTGGTTTTCCCACAATGATGCTCAATCGATGGCTAATGTCGGAACCGTCACTGCGTATCGAGTTTCAAGAATCCATCGGCAAGAAGCAGAACAACTTCGGTGGCCGCAAATCCTTTGAACAAATCCTTGCAGATGTACGCGCAGGACGTCCTGTGTGGCGTGATGGCGGTCGGTTCAAGATACAACTGGTCGAAGCCGCACTCATGCGTTATGAGCTCGATGGCGCGAACGTCTGGCGGTGCAAGGGCTTCGCGACCTTATCAGGGAACGATGTCCTGGCGCGAGATTGGACGGTGGTGTCATGAAGTTCAGTGAAGTGATCGAGCCATTGATGCATGGCAAACCAGTCACACGCGCATCATGGGAGCATGACGTCTACGTGCGCTACAGTGACTTATACGAGGCGTTCGTGATGCACGCTATCCCTGAACCGAAGATCATCCAGGGAATCACGATCTATCCGGAGTGGATGCTTGCGGATGATTGGATGTGGGGTGAGTTTCATCCAGTCAAGGACGAAATCAAGTGGACACAGACAACCTCATAAAGACGATCATGGCGAAGCCATGGTCCAGCACCTACAGCCTACTCAAGGCTATCGGAGCGTCCAGCCAGCAGGTCGACGAAGCATGGCGCGACTATCGTCGCAAGTACATGCGGAGTCAGCGCTGGCAGGACATCCGGACGAAGGCGCTCGAGCGCAGCGGTAGAACATGTGAGCAGTGTGGCCGTCGACAGGACGATGGCTACAAGCTCGATGTCCATCACATCACGTACATGCGACTCGGTGGCGAGCAGATGGAAGATGTTCAAGTGCTGTGTTACATGTGCCACGGACAGCTGCACTACAGACGCAGAGTGCGCCAGGACAAGGAAGAATAATGAAGTTTGAACAGGCACTGCCGGCAATGCGGGTAGGTTATGTCATCGGCGTTCATTATCCAGTCAACGGTGTGACAACGTGGTACAGCAAATGTCCTATACATCCGCATGATGTCTACGTGCATGGATTCTCACGGGTCAAAGATATGATCGGGCAGTTTCCAAGTTCCGATGTCATGCGAGATGATTGGATTGTAGGTATGCACAGCATGGTCAGAACAAACATCCACGGTGTATGGTTTGACAATAATCCGCTATGGCTTGACATCGATGGCGAGCCAACCATGGAACAAATCAACGAAGCAGCTCAAACTGCTTTAGCACGAAGAGAGGACAGAAATGGCAAGAGGTAACACAACAGAACCTGAGATCCTGGCACAGGTCGAATCGGCTTTGATTGCTGGTCAAAGTCCTTCGGTCATTGCACGGTCGTGTGGACTGCCACGCACGACCATCATCTCAATCCGTGACAGAATGACGACTCCTGTCGAACAGAGTCGACATGACATCACCTCGACGATTCTCCCGACAAAGTCTCTCGATGATCTTCTGACATCTGTGCTCGAGGACAGCCTGAAGGCGCTACAGGCGATAGCACGCACAGCGCAGAGTGAGCGTTACATCAATGGCCAATCAGCTGCCCAAATTGCAGCTCTCCATGAGCGCATTGCGAACTTCTCGGTTCAACTTCTCTCCGCCGCAGCCGAACCAACTTCGGACAGTAACTAGCGCTCAGACTGCTGTCTGTTATCTCGACTACCTTCGGGACACGCTGCCGAATGGCTGGTCGTACACAGCTCGTCATCTCATCGCCATCGCTTCGCACCTGGACGCAGTCGAGCGCGGTGAGATTGACAGACTCGCGATTCACATGCCGCCACGCCACGGTAAGACTGAGACAGTCACGGTGCGATACGGCGCCTATTGCATCGAGCGGGACCCGTACTCGAACGTGTTGGTCACTGGCTACAATGAGCGCATCGCGAGACGCTTCTCAAGGAAGTCCAGACAGGTCGTTTCGTCCAGGACTAAACTGTCAAAAGACAACGCGGCACAAGATGAATGGTCGATGCCTGAAGGAGGAACCTTCATGGCCAGGGGCGTCGGTTCACCTCCAACTGGTGTCGGCTTCAAGCGCATCATCATCGATGACCCGATTCGTTCTCGCGAAGATGCTGAGTCGGCGCTGTACCGTGACAAGGCCTGGGACTGGTACACGGACGACCTTTACACGCGCCTCGAACCGAAGGGCGCTCTCATCATCGTCTCGACCAGGTGGCATCACGACGACATCACTAGCCGTGCGATCTCATCGGAGCCGCATCGATGGACGGTCCTTAACCTCCCGGCAATCGCGGAGGAGTCTGACCAGATCGGTCGAATGCCTGGCGAAGCTCTCTGGCCTGAACGCTACGACACGAAGGAACTCGGACGCATCAAGGAGGTCATGGTCGCAAACTCCGGAGACTATGGCTGGTCGGCTTTGTATCAGCAACGACCGACACCACGCGAGGGTACATTCTTCAAGTCGGACCGCATCACCATCGATGCCGCCACGCCAAACTGTGCGAAGATGTCCCGTGCCTGGGACCTGGCTGCGACAGCTGGAAATGGTGACTACACTGTCGGCGTGAAAATGGGCCGTGATGCTGATGGCCGCATATGGATACTCGACCTCGTTCGCGGTCAGTATGAAACAGATCAGCGAGACAGGACCATCAAACAGACAGCTGCTCTCGATGGTCGCGGTGTGCGTGTGCGCCTCCCACAGGACCCGGGACAGGCTGGCAAGAGTCAAGCGATGCACATGCTGAGACTTCTCCACGGCAGCGCAGTCAACATCCTCCCTGTCACTGGCGCGAAGGATGTCAGGGCTGAACCGTTCGCGAGTCAGGTCGCTGGCGGTAATGTGTACATGGTCCAGGCTGAATGGAATCGAACGCTCCTGGACGAACTTCGCGTGTTCCCCCTGGGGAAGAACGACGATATCGTCGACGCACTCACGGACGCCTACGACGAGCTCGTCGGTCGTGGTGGTGGCTGGGGTGCAGTGTAGGTCATGATAAGGACACAATAGACACATGGGACTCTTCGATCGCTTTATGGGCAAAGCCACTGCTGCGCCATCCGCACTGCTACCGCCGCCGCTGATTCAGCGACAGACGTCCTACTTCACTGGCACAGGAAACGGCGACTTCTGGTCCCTGCTGACACGTAACCTTCCAGGCTCAAGTTTCAACTGGAGGAACCAGGCTGGCGACCTGATGCTTAACAGCATCGTGGCGATTGGTATGGACTGGTACATCCGCAACTGGAGTCAAGGTGTTCCAGCGGTCCGCAGACCGATGCCTGATGGACAGGTCGAGACAGTCGCCGACCATCCGATTCTTCAACTCCTGGCGCAACCGACACCGAATGTTCCACCATCGCTCGTCTGGTCGTGGGTGCTCCCAGACTATCAACTGCTCGGAAATGCGTACTTTAGAAAAGTGCGCGTCAGTGGTCGCGTGGTGGGTCTACAGTACCTAGCGGCTGACATGATGCGTCCAGTCGGTAACAAGGTCAATCCTCTCGTCAAGTATCAGTACACCGTCGATGGCACGTCGTACGACATTGCGCTCGAGGACTTGATTCACATCCGATACGGTCGAGATCCGCAGGACTCGCGCTTCGGTCGCTCTCCTGTCACGTCTGTCCTTCGTGAGATCGCAACCGACAATGTGGCTGCATCAGCTGCGTTCGGCATGGTGCGAAACGGTGGAATGCCTTCCATCATGGTCGGACCAGACTACAAGGGTGGCGTCGAGGACCTGTCCGAAGACGATGCACGTCAGACAAAGCGCAAACTACAGCAGGACTTCACCGGCGACAACGCTGGTTCCGTCCTGGTGATGACTGGACCATTCAAGGTCGAGCAGGTTTCGCACAAACCGAGTGAGATGGCGTTCGATGAAATCAGACGCAAACCGGAAGAGCGCGTGTGTGCAGCTCTCGGACTCAATCCTCTCGTCCTACAACTCGGCAGCGGTCTCGAGCGTGCTACCTACAGTAACCTCGAGCAAGCAACACGCTCGGCATGGACCGACGGCATGATTCCGCTGATGCGCCAGATGTCCGAAGCGCTCACCATCGCACTCCTTCCAGACTACGAAGAAACTCAGCCAGGCGATTATCTTGAGTTCGACGTGAGTAATGTTCCGGCACTTCAAGCCGATCTCAATGAAGACGCTGAGCGTGCTGAGCGCCTATACAAGAGTGGCATCGTTGACCTCGCCACAGCCAAGCGTGTCGCTGGTGTGACGCCATCGGACGACGACGAAGGTTATTACCATCCGACGGCTGTCCCTGTGCAGATCGGCGGACAGGAACTCCTGGTCCCTGATGCGGCGCCTGTTTCAACGGCACGCACAGCTGACGAGACAGCGAAACTCGTCGGTGCTGCCGGCGCTTTGATTCGTGCTGGCTTCGAGCCAGAAGCGGCACTCCAGGCTGTTGGTCTCAACTCTATCCAGCACCTCGGTCTGCTACCTGTCACGGTTCGCGAAGAGACGAAGGCATTCGACGAAGCATCCGAAGCCGGACTGAAGTTCATACCGTCGAAGGACATGAAGGAAGAAGCGCAACGCGCCATCGAGTGGCGTGATGCTGGTCGTGATGGCGGGACAGCCGTGGCATGGGCGCGAGCGAACCAGATCATCGCTGGTGAGAAGTTGTCCGAGTCGACTGTCCTTCGAATGTACTCATTCTTTCGACGTCACGAAGTAGACAAGCAAGCGGAAGGATTCCGACCAGGTGAGGATGGCTATCCGTCCGCTGGTCGTGTGGCATGGGCTGCATGGGGTGGCGATGCTGGCTATCGCTGGTCCACAGCTGCACGCAAAGAGATCCTCAAGAAGATGGCGCCGAAGGAGAACGGTAAGTCGTATCACCCGTACTATGGTTACGAGCTGACGGACGCCGATGCCTGACATCTATCAAGTCAATGAGCGATACAGGAACCTGCTTCGCGCTCGTGAAGATTCGGCGCTCGCTGAGATGCGTAGGACGTACACGGTCCTGCAAGCAGACAACCTCCAGCGCCTCGAGGACTTGACACAGGCCATCGAGGAAGCACAGGCAGCGGGTGAGGATGTCACTGGACTCAATGACTTCCAGGTGCGACTCGCGGCACTGAACGATCAGATGGCGGCTAAGGTGTCGGAGTTCGCTCCTCGAGCGACTGACATCGCTTCGAGTGGTCAGCGAAGCGCCATCCAGCTATCGCTCGACATGCAGGAGAGTCTGGTGCGTGCCGTCGCTGGTGTCCCTGATTCGGTGAGTATGGCCATCGATCTCAACTGGAACAGACTACCCGTCGAGGCCATCACGAACGTGGTCGGCTTCGCCGCTGATGGTTCACCGCTGGCGGCACTCTACGAAGCCATCGGACCATTTGCACGCGACCACGTCACCATCGGTGTCGCGCAGGGTCTCAATCCTCTACAGGTCGCCAGGCGCATGTCGAAGACGTACGAAACTCTCGCACCATCACGAGCTGCTACTATCGCACGCACTGAGATGATTCGAGCCAACAGAGAAGCACAGCGCCAGACCTTCGAGTCGAACCTGTCCATCGTCAAGGGCTGGTCACGAGTGTCTGCTGGTGATGTGAACGTCTGTCCCGTTTGTTGGGCGCTCCACGGAGAACCCAACGCTGTTGCGAATGTTGTGCCTTCACATCCAAACTGTAGATGTACGGTGATCCCGCTGACACCGACGTACGCCGAACTCGCTGGGCTTGACCCGGATGCGTTCGACGAAGCGCCGGAACTCCCGACGAGGGATGAGCAGTTCGCGATGTTGACAGAAGCGCAACGGCGCCAGGTGCTCGGACCGTCGCGGTATAGGATGTGGGACACAGGGACATCACTGTCGGACTTTGGTCGGGTTGTACCGAACGATTTGTGGGGTCCACAAGCAGTGGTCGTACCATTGAGGGATTTATGACATGCAGACTCTGGTGAGCTTCGGTGATGCAATCAAAGCAGACGACAGCGGTCGTGTGCGTGGTTACCTGGTGCGCTTCGGCGGCGCCGACCTCGAGGGCGACTACTTCACATCATCGACCGACTTCGGTCGTCCAATGAAGTCTGGTGATCGTGTCGCGATGAACCTCTACTATCATCACGGACAAGATCGCACTGTCGGCAAATCGCGCATTGGTACGGGCTACATCACCATGGACGATAAAGGTCTCTGGTACGAAGCACAGGTCGAGATGGCCGATCAGTATCAGAAGATGATCCAGGAACTCGCGAAGTCTGGCAAGCTCGGATATTCCAGCGGTGCGACAGGTCACATGGTCGAGCGGAAGAAGATGTCTGACGGTCGTTATGAAATCACACGCTGGCCAATCGGTGAGGCTTCGCTGACACCGACACCGGCGGAACCAATGAACATGGTCAAGTCCTTGAAGGACATGTATGGCGACATGGAGGGTGAGATGGAAGAAGAAGAGATGATAATCCCTGTCGCTCCTGGCGAAGACGTGGTGACGTTCGTCGAGAACGTCTACGGTGACCTTGACAAGGAAATGGTCCATGAAGGACTCGAGGCGCTCTACGAGCGTCTCTGTGCAGGTGTTACAGCTGCATATGACAGTGGACTCGGCAGCGGACATGTGGATGCCATCATCGATGCATTCGCAGTTCGTGCGAAGGAACTGAATAGCAAAGTAAAGGATCCGGCAGCGGAAGCACAAAGCCTTAAGGCTATGCTCGAGCGTCCGAAATCCATCCGGGAAGTGGAGCGACGGCTGCGGGATGCAGTTCGTCTCTCCAGGGCTGAATCGACAAGGTTCGCCAAAACCATCTGGTCCGAGCTTCGGGAAGAAGCGCCGGCGGAAGATGCCATCGTCGAACAACCGAGCGAAGTGGAAGATGCAAAGTCTGCACTCCTCCGTGAGCTCATGATAATGGAGTTATCCAAATGACAATCGAACAACTCGAGGGACAGCGTCAGTCTACAATCGCTGCCGCTAAAGAAGTCCTCATCAACGGCGGCGATATGAGCGAAGCCAATCGCCTTCATGCATCTGCAAAGTCTCTCTCTGAGCGCATCGAAATGCTCAAGGAGTTCGGGAATGTCCCTGATCCTGTCGCATCCGAAGCGCCAAAGTCTGAGCCATGGAAGAGCGGCGGAGTAGTCCGCAACCCGTTCCCAGGCACACGCGACGAAGCAAACTTCAAGGCATATGCCTTCGGCCAGTGGGTCCGTGGCAATGTCCTAGGAAATGCCAAAGCAGCTAAGTGGTGTGCTGAAAACGGCGTCAAGTCGCAGACCGAAGGAACGAACTCCGAGGGTGGATTCACCGTCCCTGAAATCGTTTCGAGCTCCTTGATCTGGCTTCGCAACGAGTACGGTGTAGCGCGTCGCTACAGCCGCATCTATCCGATGACTTCGGACGTTTTGAATGTCCCGAATGCGTCGACCTCCACCACGACTTATTATCCTGGTGAAGCGACTGCAATCACGGCATCCGACATCACGTTCAGCCAGGTTGCGCTCACAGCCAAGAAGCTCGCCATCCTGACCATCGTGAGCAAGGAACTCAACGAGGACACCGTCATCGACTTCGGCGCGACACTGGCGCAGGACTTCGCATACGGTCTCGCACTCGCTGAGGATGCAGCTGCATTCCAGGGCGATGGTACTTCGACCTATGGTTCCATCACCGGAATCATGCCAAAAATCAAGGCGCTCTCTGCAACCTACGCTAACATCGCGTCGATGGTCGTTGGTGCTGCTGGTAGCAACACTGCACTCTCGAGCTTCACGCTCGCGAACTTCCAGTCGATGGTTGGCAAGCTGCAGCCATACGCGACCAACCCGAGATGGTACATGCACAAAAGCGTGTTCTACAGTGGCGTCGCAGACAAGCTGATCGCTCTGTCTGGTAACTCGATCATGGACATCCAGAACGCATATGGCCCTCAGCCAACACTGTTCGGTATCCCGATCTCGTTCGTCCAGAACATGCCGGCGACAGTGGCTGCAGAAAAAGACATGGTCGTTCTCGGAGACCTTTCCAAGGGTGTCGCCTTCGGCGATCGTCGTGGAGTCACGGTCGAAGTTTCTGACCAGGTCAAATTCATTGAGGACGCGCTCACGTTCAAGGCAACGGAGCGGTACGCCTTCAATGCGTTCGACGTTGGAAACGTCAATGCGACAGTCGCCAGCCAAGTTCCTGGCTCACTCATCGTGTTGCAGTGTGCTGCTGCTGCTTAGTCTGTAGCACCTTCGTAGTCAAGGGGAGCGGGGATGCATACCCGTTCCTCTTTTTCTTTTTAGGATGTAAACCATGCCACTCACTCGAACTCAAGCACTGGACCGTCTCGCGTGGATGGTCGCATCCGATCAGTATCCTTTTCTTGACAGCACCGCGCTCCAGCAGCTCGTCGACGACCACGCACGATGGACTACGTGGACAGCATCCACAGCCTTCGTCGTTGGCGACATCATCATCCCGACGGTCGCGAATGGTCGACTCTACCAGTGCGTCATCGCAGGGACATCGAGCGCCACTGAACCTCAGTTCCCGCAGTGGACCAGGACAACCGGCTACACGCTGAACGATGGCGCCGGAGACCTTCTCTGGGAAGATATCGGTCCAGCCAACACTGAACGCTATGACATCCGCGCAGCTGCGCGACAGGGATGGATTCGCAAAGCATCCAGCATCACACACTTGATCGATGTCAAGGATGGTCAAGTCGACGCGAAGATGGCTATCCTCCGTGAGCACTGTCTCGACCAGGCGAAGCGGTATTCACCGATGGTGTTCGTATGATTCCAGCTGCATATTCCAATGCACTCAAGAACGCGATTCAGGCGTATTCGTATGCAGATCGTGTCGCGATCTGGCGGACAGTCAATCAGTCCGACGGCATCGGCGGCATCAGTCAGCACTGGGTCCAGGTCGCTGAGATTCGCGCCACCATCAGCAACACGGGCGACACAGAAGGCATCGTCGGCGGCATGATCGAGCAGTCCGGTACATGGACGCTCACATGCTCACCAGACATCGAAGTGCGTGCAGATGACAGGATATACGTCAGCGGGAATCCTCAAGCCTTATCGCCATACTACGAGTGCATCGGTTCCGACTACGGTCACACGAACGCTGTCAGTCAGACCATCGCGCTCCGCGCCAGGACAAACGGTTAACCCACTGCGTGATGCGGGATTGGTCTTCGTGCCACCATCATAGGATTAGAGATTTGAGGGGTGTGTGTATGAGTCCTGAGATGTGGGTGCAGATTGGCATTCAAGCGTTTATCACTATTATGAGCATTGGTGCCGCATGGGTGGCACTGCAGGTCAGGTTGACGCGACTGGAGACTCAGGTGGCACACATCATCTCGACGCTCGATGGGCAACAGCAGGAAGTGCGCCGCATCGAGCAACGGCTCGGTAAACTCGAGAACAAGGTTTCCGCTTTGGAGGCGATCATACAAAGATGAACAGCATCAGCATCAAAAGATTAGTGGTCGTTGTGATCGTGGCATTCGTAGCTGCATTCACCTCGGTCTTTGGCGATGGCATCAGAACATCCGAAGCACACGACATCAGCGAGCTGGGCGCAGTGCTGGCACTGTACGGGAGCAAGGCTGTAGCGGCTGGTGTCACAGCTGCGATGAGTTCTGTGCTGGCTTTCCTCACGATGCCGTTCAAGGGTGTAGAGGCGAACAGCCTGAAGGTGGGTAAATGACACAGACCAAAACACTCACTGCTGTCAACATCGACAATAATGGCGGTGTCATGTGCGTGTTCTCCGACACAGGCGTTTATTATGCATCTGTTGAGCAGTTACAAGATGCAGTCATGCAGGCTGCTACAAGTGCCGACAATCAACTGCAGATGTTGCTTTTGATGCTTTGGATGCAAGATAACATCGTTGGACGTACCGCAGTACTTGACACCGATAATGCAACAAATGTGGTGACAACCTATGCCTAGTTATGAAGGGCCAGCGTTCTCATATAAACAGCTTGCACCTACGATTGGTGTAGCATATTTCTGGTCAGTTGGGCATTATGCTTTTAATACATTTAAAGCAACCGATAACCATACTGTTATTTCTGTACGCATTCCTGGCGCACGTGGATCTAGTGCGGCAGGTACTTTGCGGGTTGGCATACAAGCGGTGACTGGCGCAGCTATGAATAGCCTTCCTACAGGTACGTGGTTAGCATATGAAGATATCTTAGTATCGACATACACAACATCAATGGCATCTAAATGGATAACGCTTACAGTACCGTACACGCTAACTAAGAATACGTTTTATGCAATCGTTGCACAGGCTCAAAGTGGCACATTCTCCTCTGGTGCGAATGAATTTGTATGTGGATATCAAACTGGTTCCTATACCGCTGGGGCTAGATTCTTCCCAACAACAGGCAGACAAGCAGCTTCAAATAATGTAGGCGTAGGAGATTATGTCTTCGGTTACAGAACATCAACACAAGGTTATTACGGTGTAATTATGCCTTTGTCGGATGACTCTGCTGCAAATGTTGAGATGGGTGCAAGATTTGTTGTTCCATCTGGTCAGTACTCATCTTATGAATGTTTGGGTATACGGAATAAAAACAACGCTATAGCACAACAAACAGTCCGACTTTATGATTCTTCAAATAATGTAATTGCATCAGCGACTCCAAAATTTGACAATTCTGTAGGTCGCGCAATTTACGACACATACTGGGACACAGCAGTGAACCTAATTGCTGGACAGACATATTACTGGGGGACTGTATGTCCTTCATCTACCCAATGGGGGTCGTTAATATCGGTAGATGCAGTTACGGACTGGTTAGCAGACACAACGTGGCAGTTTGCAAGGGCGCGTAGAACAACACCTGTAACCGGCGCGTGGACAATCACGACTACTGAGAACTACGAGCATCAACTGATTCTAGGCAACATCAATCCTATGGGTGGATTGCTAACGCATCCCGGCATGACAGGAGGCATTCGTGGCTAAGTTATTCGTACAGGCGCAAGCCACATCCAACCGCTCCGAGTATGTGTTTGTGCAGGACAGCGCGAGCACGACAGGTGGTGGTAAGACCGGCATCGCATACAACGCTGCTGGATTGACTGCTTACTATGTCAGACCGGCTGGGAGCGCAACAGCAATCACATTGGCAACGCAAACAGTGACCGGTGCTTGGTCATCTGGCGGATGGGTTGAGGTAGACGCAACAAATCTACCGGGCATCTATCGGTTTGATATTCCTAACGCTGTATTTGCGACAGGCGTAGACCACGCTGTTGTGATGCTCAAGGGTGCATCCGGTATGGCTCCTGTGAGCCTTGAATACCAGCTTGTAGGCTTTGACCCGGCTACTGCTTGGTTGACATCTGCACAGACTGCCTCGGCTGTCTGGGGTGCATTGACGAACGACCACACGACTCACGGAACATTCGGATGGAACGTCCTTCGTGCTGATCAGGACTCGAAGGAAGGTCTCGTCACACTGCATCAGTCTGGTGGAGTCTCTCGTGTGGATGCTGACATACATGCGATTGTCAACGACACGGACGCCGCTACGGAACTCAAGGGTGCGCTCCTTCACAATGGCACAGACTACATCTCCGCAGATCTGTTGACTCCAGTGTCAGCTGCGACGAGCGTTCACATCGGACCTTATCAACTCCTGGCTGATGGCCTTGGAGCAGATCAGCCGCTCGATGTCAATGTCGGAACAGCGACGAGCATCGATGTCCAGGTAACAGACGCGAACGGCACTGGCATCGACATCACTGGTGCAACAGTATCGGCGAAGGTATACAACAGCGGTGGAACGCTCGTGGCGACGTATGCGGGCACTGCGACGTATGCGGACAATGGGCGATTGTCCTTCGGTCTTACGACTACAGTGACCAACACGTCAGGCACGTACACCGTGACCGTGACCAGAACAACGGGTGCGACGGATACGCAGATATTTGGACCGCTGAGACTATACGTGAGGCCAGTATGAGTGTGAACATTATCAACATCACGGAGGACCCGGAACAGGTCACGCAGATCGCGGCCTGGACTGGAGACTGGCACACATACGTGGTGCGCCTGGTCGACGAGAACGGTTCACCGATTGACATCACCACAGGCACGCTGAGCGCCACGTACACGAACGCTGCGACTGGCGTGGCGTATAGTTTCGTTACTGGAAGTGTGACGCTCACAAAGTCACTGTCGTCACAAGGCATCGTGACCATCCTCAACCCGGCTGCATACCCGACAGCAGCTGTGATTCGTCTGACATTGTCGCTGACTGTGTCGACCACGGTGCGACGCTTCGGTCCACTCCTCATCGAGGTCCTCGCTCCGTGACAGTCAAGGTCGACATGTCTGGCTTCGACGACGCGGAGAAGCGTTTTCGCATGCTATCTGTATTTCTCGAGAAGGCTGTGAAGGCTTCGTACACGGGAATGATTGCACTGATGACAGGCGCAAAGTCTGGTCGCACCTACAAGATCGGCAAGAGGTCGTATCAAGCATCCGCGCCAGGACAAGCACCAGCGGTGCGAACTGGATTCCTGCGGACATCGATCACCATCGGCAAGGTCAACGACTACGAGTACATCATCAGTATCGCGGCGCCTTATGGCAAAATACTCGAGTTCCAGATGAATCGTCCATTTGCTATCCCTGCCAGCACGAAGGCATGGACGGTGTTCCAGGGTGTAATAGGGAAGTACTTCAATGGTTGAATCACTGGTCGTCGACGAGTGGATCTATGACACGCTCACAGCTGACGCCACGCTCCAGGGACTGCTGGCGGTAGACAATAGGGCGCCTTCGTACCAGCAGGGCATCTACCTATACTATGCTCCTGAGAAGGACCCGATCAGTCTGCGACAGCCACAGGTGCCATACATCGTGGTTCGTCATCTAGACGCCGGCCAGACCGACACCACATCGGTGTGTGGTGGCCGCATCGTGACCACGTCAAGCCATCAGGTTTGGTGCTGGGACACACAGTCTGGTGCTGTGTCGATGGCACGCATCAAGGGCATCGTGGACAGAATAGACACGTTATTGAACAAACAAAGCGTAGACACAACCACTCCTGTCTTTTTCCTGAATCGCGCGAGCGTCAGCTCATCGATAGACGTGTCCCAGGATGGACGCGTCGACAATGGCATATCACAAGTCTATGTCGCCACAATAACACCATAGAGGTATCTTTCACATGGCCCGTCCACTACTTGCAAAAGACGTCACACTGACGATCACTTTCACCGCTGCCGCCTTAACTGGTGACACGACTGCACTCCCGACATCGACTGCGACTTCGGTCCAGTGTCTCGCGAAGTCGTTCAGCACGACTGTCACACAGAACATGGTCAATGCCACCGCATTGTGCGCCGTCTTTGAGGCATCACTCCCAACGACACAGGCTGGCACGGTCAACCTCGAACTGTACATCGACAACACGACTGGTCCTCTCTTCACAAGCAAACTCGGATTCGGGTGTGAGATTGACGTCGACCTCGATGGCGCTGCTTCTGTTGCTGGCAACGTGGTTAAGTATTTTGGTATGGTCACAGAAGCAGGGCTGTCCCTGACTCCGGAAGAAACACAGACTGAAACCGCGACCATCAAACTTGGTGTGAGCGGAATCACTGGTCTGTCAGGATCATAATTTGAGTTCAATCTTTGACAACATCCCAAAACTAGAGGGTCGACCGAATCATACGGTAGACATCGAGAGATTCATCGGTGCGCCAGGTTCATTCACATTCCGTGAACCGAAGGCATCCGACCTGTTCCCTCGACCTGAAGTCGAGAAGATGCTAAAGATTGCATTCCCTGAGTTTCCAGCACAGATGCTTCAGATCTTGATGATCATGGCGCGATGTTATGTGACTCAGCCTGGCGATGGTGAAATCAATCCAGCGCGTCGCTTCGCACAGCTGGCCCGTGACCGGTCCGACATCTACCTCTTTGTTGTCGGACAGTTCGCGGCAGCGTTCCCGATCAATATCGAGGAAGCGGTAGACGAAGTCCCAAACGACTAAACGGGGTGGCGCAAAAGATTCTCTACAACAGTGTGAGACATCTGAAGCGTCATCCCCGTGAGACCGATTTGACACTCGATGAATTTGCCGAAGTCGCATGGGCGGGTGAAGTCTGGGAAAATCAGATCGTTGAGATTGTCAAGGCCGTCATGTCGGTCCTGGCTAAAAGGACACTCTAATGGCGCTTGGCATATTCGACATCATCTTTAAAGTTTCAGGCGCTGGTGATGCTGTCCAGTCGCTGAGGAACATCAAGACAGAAGCGAAGTCGACAGCTGATGGTCTTGATAAAACCAAGCAGTCGACTGACGCACTTGGTAAGCAGTTTCAAGGTCTTCTCGCAGGAGCTGCTGTCGCCGGTTTTGCTAAAGGTGCAATCGATGCAGCTGTGTCATTCGACTCAATGCAGCGTGCACTGGCCACGACTGTAGGTTCTACTGAAGAACTCAATGCACAGATGGACCGTTTGCGTAAAGTCGCACTTTCCCCAGGCATTGACCTAAAACAAACAGTCTCTGGTTTTATCAATTTGAAGGCTGCGAAGTTTACGACGAAGGAAGCAGAGGACGGTTTGCGAGGCATCGGTAATGCTGTCGCATCTGTCGGAGCACCAGCGGAAACTGTTGGTCGTGTTGTCACAGCGATCACACAGATGGCCAATGGACTACAGGTCAATCAGGAAGAACTTAACCAGTTACGTGAAGCACTGCCAAACTTCGGAGTGATTCTGGAGCGTACGTTCGGAACAACTAACACCGACAAAATCAAAAACATGGGATTGTCTGCAAGAGAAGCTGCAAAGCAAATCCTGGTCGGCTTTGGTAAAGGTCCACAGGCAACGGCTGGAATGCAGACAGCGATTGACAACCTGAACGACACATTCCAGGCTCTAAAGGAAACAGTCGGTGAATTACTGTTTAAGATGTTTAGTGGGTTTGGTCCTGCATTGACGGGTGCAATGGAAACAGTGACGAAGGCTATTAGAGGTATCAGCGAACAGGGTTCAGTACTAAACAAAGTTTTCCAGGTGTTCCTGGCGTTTGGACTCGCTGCCGTCGTCGTTGATCTAGCCTTAAAGTTTGGCATTTTCATCGATGCTGTTATGAAGGCAATCGTGGCAGTTCGCGCTCTTGGAATGACAGGACTTATTGCGAAGGCATTCATATCACCCGAAGCGGCAATTGCTTCGGCTGTTGCCGCAGCTGGTCTGGCTATTGGTGCGGCTCTTATCTTCGATCAAGTTATGAAGGGTATAAATACCAAGACTAACATCGAAGGTACTGGCGGAGCAGTAAATGCATTAACGCCTCCAACCACCACAGGCATTGGTAAAGCAGCAGGTGCAGCTGCTAGTACAGGAGATGCTGTCATGTATTCTGGTTACGGTCTCCTGCAAGGAGTTATTAACGTGTCGAAGTATGCCGAACAAATGATGGCTGCATTTACTGACATGGCGAAGACGATGGAAGGTCACCTCTTCGAGATTGCGAAGAACACCGGGTCCACTCGAGATCTGCTTGACCTTCGGAAACAGACATTCGGTGGCGGTCGCTTAGGCGCCATCGGTGTGACGGCTTCGGAACTCAATGCTGGCAACAATGCGACGAACCAGGGTGGCGTCGGCATCATTCCGCAGACACTCATCCCGGCATCGACCGACCTCGAGCGAGCGATGCGGAAGATGATGATTCAACAGGGTCGACAGAATCTCGTCACTGAGATGAGGAGAATCTAATGGCGACTAACTGGCCACTAAAAGTAGAAGTCGACTGTCCTGAGCCACGTCCTGACCTAGGACGGGTATGCGTTGGTGCCGACGGAACTTCGTGGGACCGTGCCAACAGTACAGGCTGGTTTGACTCTGTTACGAATACCGCGATGCCGGCACCGCTGCCTGTCACTGAAGGATGGTCCAGCAACTACAGCGGACTCTATGCGCGTGTGCCACGAAGCGCCTACACGCTCGTCACAGGGTCTGTCTGGAAACAGATGGAAATCAATGCGGCTGGCGATTATTACTTGACAGCGACGACTCTCGGAACCGCGAATGCGGAGTATGTCAAAACGACTGCGTCGTACGTCGCGAATCAGGGCTGGTACATTTCCGCCTATGTGCCGAACTGGGTCGACAAAAGTTCACTACCATTCCTTCGAGTGCAGTGGGGCTATGGATCCGCATCGACAGTCGAGCTCGTGTTCCGTGGTGATGGAAGTTGCATCGTTTACAAGAACGGTATTCAGAAGGGCGTCTATGACCAAAACGACACGAACAAGAATCCTGGTCGAAGTGTAACGACGGCGTCGTCTGTTGGTCAGCGTCAGGTCAGCCTGATGATGATTCCATTCAAACGTCGCGAGCTGCTTGTGACGTCTACGTTCGGTGCTAACTTCTCGCACACCTTCGAGGATCTCAATGATGTCGAAGGCAACGTCATCGTGCCGTCTGGTTCATTTGCCTGGAAGGTTCCCTATGGTCGACCGACGGTCCAGATTGCACCGGTCGCATACGAGACGACTGGCATCTTCTACAGCAAGAACATCACACTGCGTTATCCTCCTCCGGTTGGTGCGACCTTTGTTCCACAGATCTGGGGCGATGTTGTTGGAACCTCAGCAGGAACTGTCACGACAGCGGTCGCTGTGACGGATGGTTTTAGTGCATACACGCCTGATGGTGTCATTGATACGCTTCGCATTAAGGTCACAATCACGACTCCGAGTCCTTACACTCAGACGTATGGTCTGTCGGCAGCAATGGCAAGCAGCACACCAGCGGCGACGACCACATACAATGGTCCAGTCGACATCACACAGTACATCGACAACCTCACCCTAAGTGTCGACGAGACATCACGCACTACCCTAAAGATGAGCGCCAGGCGTCAGATGCTGATTGATGCTGGCGTGGCACAGCCACAGATCACAGGTGACCGACCGATTCGCGTCGCGATCTCTGACAGCGCTACACCGACACCTGCATACACAGACATCTTTCGCGGCACACTGGCGCCTCCACAGATTCAGTATGAGCAGGGTGATACTTCACTAAAGTTTTCGACGCTACAGTTTGAAGGACAGGACCGTTCGCGTGACTTCGAGTTGTATTACTTCCAGGACGGAATCCTCTACGACGGCTACACCGCACAGAACGCCATCGGTGACATGATGACCATGGCTGGATATCCTCCGGCAACTTACCTTGCGTACGAAGACGCGGTCGGTATCGAGATCTCACGCAGTCCAGATATCGCCCGGGGATATTCAAACTTTGTGCCGCAACGCGGCGACACCGTCGCTTCGATGATCGGCAAGTTAAAGACTGACTACGCTGCGACATTTATCACTGGCTGGTCTCCGACATCAAGCGGCTACAAATATCAGTGGTCGAACCCTTTAGACTTATCATCGGCTAGTGTGATGACTTTATACCAAAGTGTTCCGGCAGCAACTGCAGATGGAGTCACTGCTGCGCTCCGCGAGAAGCGCGTGGTCCGGAAGATGTCCGCTCACTACGAGTCGCCAGAGTGCAATCAGATCACCGTCATCGGCCAGGATCCGCGAACGGGTGACCTGATTTATTCTTATGATGCAGATGATGCATCACAGACTGCTGGCACTGCTCCAGCCTCGAGGCCCTACAACTGGAGGGGTCGACCTGTACCATACATCTTGTCCGACCCGAGCATCACATCCGGCGCTGTTGCTTATCAGGCAATGGTGGCACTCAAAGATCGACTGATGACAGGTCGAATCCTGATCGAGTGGGAGAGCGACTTTTTGGTATTGTCTGCGACGAATCGTCCTCTATGGGTACGGGACGTGGTGACCATCATGCAGCCTGACGGTACGACCATTAAGGGCGTGTATCGCATCATCGCCATTCCTACAATCGAGTTCGTGGTCGAGGCTGGCGTCCGGCAGTTCCGCCGCGCTGTCTATCGTGGCCTATACCTCAACGATGGTGGCGAATAGTGCCATACATCGATGGCACGCGTACATCGACGCTCACGATGTCGCATACGCAGAACATCACGGAGCGCATCTGGAACCCGTTCGCGACGCAACCTCTCGAGCCTGACTACGACACGCACTTCACCGACTTCTCTTTTGGCGGACACCTCGGATTCCTTGGCTCACTGGCAATCGTTTCGACGGTCAATGCGCCATCACCTGGCGCAACGTGGACATGGGAACTTAGAGCGAATCTGGCTGTCAATAATGGCCACGGAGGAACGAATAGCGGCTACGTGGTTCTCGCATCCGGCACGGAGACAGGCGCCACGACATACAAAGACGTGAGCGTCACCTGTGCTGGCACCTTCACGGCATCGGTCTCGACAGACAAACTCTGGGACGTCACAGAGACGGCATACAGCTCGAGTGTGGCGCCAACAGTGTTCCCTCCAAGAACGGCTTATCGCTGGTATGAGATGACTACATCAGGCGCCACGGCTGCATGTAGTATCACCGCGAATGGCGGATCAGTGAGCGTGTCCGCAGCTGCGACATCAAGGCGAACAGCAGACTACACCGCGATCTTACAGGCGAATGGATTTAGCAGCGGTGATGTCCGTCATGACTTCGCTGTTTCCCTAGTGAAGGTGAACGCGGTCGCTGTTCATGACATCGCACACGCTCACACCTTCCACGCTCAAAGCGCCACTGAATGGAGCCTGTCTGTTCTTGGAACCACAGATGCATTCGGCATTGTTGCAACGGCGAACGCCGCCATCACAACGAGCTCGTGTCTCGACAGGAGTGTGGCTGTCATCGGTCGCACCAGAGCGTGGTCCGCATCATACCCAGACTCGCTCACAGTGACCGTCACAGGGTTCGATGGTTCGTCTAGGGCAATAATAGGAACAGGCTCGATGTCTGGGTCAGATACATTCTCGGACTACTCGACGACGACAGTCTTGATAGATCCGGACTATATGTCGAACGCATTGACTACGTTGCTCGATGATGTTCCTGCGTCTGTCTCGTGTGCCATCACTGGCGCATCGCTCACAGCTGTCGGTGAGGCGAACACAGAGACGCGGTGCATGTTCCGAGGATTCCGCTTCAATGGCTGGTCACTCGCGTATGCCACGACACGAAGTATTGCCGGCACAGGTAACGACAGGCTGTTCGCTCCCTGGGAAGGGATGTCCGGATATCGCTATCTTGACATTCAGATCAAGGCGCAAAGCGGGACAGGCGTGGCGGGGACCTTCGTCATTACTGACTACCATGGCAACACAAAAACGTGGAATGTCACAGCTGCGACGACGTCGTATCAGACAGTCACCATCGACCTGTGCAGTCCGGATGCATGGTCTGTGTCTGGTCTCCCGCTAACTGATGGCA